CGAGCATTCGTCCACTGATCAGGAGCAAGCTTGCTCAGTGTTCGAATAATCAGCCAATAGGCTGAACGAAGGAAAATCGATGGCAAATGCTTATCGAAATTCTTATAGTCTACATCAATCCAGTTCTGACTTACGTGCAGATATCGGAAAAGTTGCTCCCACTCATGAGAGTGAACGTCAATCCCAATACTGTGATTACATGCTAGACCTAGGCCCATATAGGCATCCTTAAAGGAGCCAAACAGGGCATTAGCCATAATAACGTCCTCAATAGAAGCTGCGTTAAAAACGCGAGTCTTACCATTTTTGACGTGTTCGGCTTTGACAAGACAGTCTTTAAGCTTGGACGCACAAAACGACACCATTCTATATCCTGCTTTCGCAGTTTCAAGTTTGGCATACACTATGCGCTCAAGAAATCGACCATTGCCAGTAGGAGCAAACACTCGCACATCATCCACTAAGTGAATTAGTGCTGACTTCTTAGCCGTGTCAACTCCCGAATTCCAAGGTATCCCCGCACTCGCATTCAGCACAAGTCCTCCTACAAAGCGAGAATATGGAATTCCATTAAGACCAATCTCTACGGCACGAGCAATGCTTTCGGGAACTGGTCTTAGCATACCACGGAAAAGTTGTTCCCATTCCATGGCCAAACTAAACACTACTTTAGACAGCATCTTTTTATCGACAGCTGGCAGTGTTTGAGCAAAAACTCCGTTGGGCTTGAGCAACAGTGACCTGTCACCTTCGGCATTCAACGGAAGTTCAGCCTCTATTCGATCATCATATCCATTCATAGCGCTAGGTATCATTTCAACTGGGAACGCTCCCCAAAAAGGGGATTGTTTCCACTTACGTCTTCCATGACCCGACGCACCATGAAGGTAGGACAAACGACCAACATAGGCTATTTCCGGTCCCTCAGGCAAATCAATTGGAATTCCTTCCTCAATGAATTTCCTAAAGGGATCGGCATATGCGGGCACCCACCTGGTTTCTGGCCATCCGACTACCTGCATATGTCCTTGTCCAGCGAATTTTGGTCTCACTGGCACTGAATCTGAAAGATACAGACCATCACCCATCTGGGCAACTGAATTTTCCAAACAAAGTTGGTCCATTAGTTCCCGGGTGAGAAGCGCCGACATCGTTGTGACGTCGGAGCCGGCAATATGAAATCCTAATACTTTAGAAGTAACTTTGGAATTCATAGCCATCAGGAGACCTCCACAATCACCTTTCTGCGTAGCAGAGCAGTCAGTGGAGACTCCAGTAACATCAATGTATGCACGAACGGTTTTTGCACCGTCGATTAGGACTGTCCGTGGACCGCAATACTTAGCCTGACCGGTAGTAACAACTCCGATCGTTGGCAAATACTGCGCAACAAAGACACTCTCCAGCACCTGGAGAGCTTCCTTCTCTGGCATACAATGATCATATAGCGCATCAGAGAATGTAATAGGCTCTTCCATCTTATTCATCGTTATGTTAAGGTATCCCTTCTTAGTCAAAACTTTTACAAGCTCATTCTTAGTCAGGAGTACCGCACACGCGACATCAGTAAGTGGGTCACCCTTTACAACCTGTGCGACCATATAAGGTCCACGCCAATGACTAATAGAATTGGTCAAAGACGGTAGACCCTTAATCCTTCGCACTTTTACAAGCGTTCCGGCAGGGCCAACATGATACGGAAGTATAATGCGGCGCTTGAATCCAAGACCAGCACAAAACTGGTAATCAGATTCATCAACATTTATGGTGGAACCTCTGTGCAGATTGTTGTTAGCAAGTCTGCTTACAGATACGCCTACCTTCTCTTCCAGAGTTCGAATTAGCTGCAGAGCAGCGTCATCAGCACTCTGTTTCTCAAGTTTAGACAAGCGATCTTCCACTAATGGTGCAGCGCGAGCTAGTGTGACAAAGCCACGACGTAGCTGCAACTGATCAACCATTTCGTCTAGTTCAGATTTCATATAGTACTTCGATCTGCCTTCTTTAGATGTGGTCAGCAGATAGAAAGATCCCACTACATGATCTCCTCGAACTAAAGCAAAGAAATTCCAGCTCTCCGGTTCGAAGACGTCAACGACGTCTTGCATTCGTTCCAGAACAGCCTTCACTCCCTCTTCACTACGAGGGAAATGTGCGGTTATCTCAAGGCCGTAACCCTGATCAAGTTGCACCTTCCTCCCATAGTTCAACTCAACCTCATGGCAATCCAAATATTGCTCCCTTTCGGTAGCAAGCCAGGACACCTTGATGTGAGCATGGGGCACCGAACCCCCGCTATCTGGTCCAACATTGCGTTCAACCCAAAACATGGATTTATGCTTTGAACCATAAGCGAGAGCCGATATAAGCTCATTCTCGAAGTCGGGATCTTCTTCGATATGAGTCTTAGAAATCATAACCTTATCAATGGGCCACCGAGGATGTTTGTTGAATTTCACTAGAAAGTCACCAAAATCCTCGGGTTCCCCCTGAGCAGATATGACTGACTTGTCACAAAAAGGACAAGGTTTATCAGAAGTGTAAAAGTTTTCTTTTACTTCTTCTTCACACACAAACATATTACCATCCCATTCAGATGGAGGTCCATTCTGGTGAACCCACTCCGCGAACTGCCGTCTGACAGTGCGCTGAGTAGGTTTACGCATCGTGGGCTTACCGCCATATTTCTGACGTCGGATAGGTCCATGTCTTTGTGGAATACGAGGACGAGCGGTCTTAGGTTTCCCTTCATACCGCTGCGTTTCCAAGGCTGGTTTTTGTCCAAAGACAACTTTGTAGATCGAATAAACGACCCAACACAGCACACCAACAAGTACTGTAAAAGCAGCACACACTGCACTCTCACCAAGATCAGCTAAAAACTGCTCTATGGTGGAGCTCAGCGATATGCCAAGCAAATCAGCGACGTAGAACACAGCAAAAGCTATGCCCTCGCCAACTTTCTTTGCAAAGTTTGTCACATACTCAAAGACCTCAACAATGAGGTTCCAGGAACGTGTGGCAAACCAGTGGACACCATTTATAAAATGTTGTACCCACCTAACAGCCGGTATGTCATGCATCCTAGTCTCGGCAATGAGTCTCTCATTACTGACAGGCCCACCGTCGATAATCGCACGCATGGCAATATTGGCTTCAATCCCTATACTGGTAAGACCAATAAGGGGATGTATCGGGGCAGAAACAAGCGTGGCAAGATGACACACAAATCTCGTTCCCGATCGCATCCATCTCTGGCGATTGCTCAAAAACTGAACTCGCCATTCAAGATGCTGATTCTGAATATGTCGAACTCTCCGCAAGCGGAGGTCACGACACAATTGCAGAATAATGGCATGATTGGGGTCTTGTGGATCCCACTCATCCACGATGTCCACTATAGGAATAGCGAACATCTGCTGGCCTTGGTTCATCTGAAGGGAGAAGATATAATCTATCTCCATTTCATTGTCCCTTAGCCGAATAAATGAAGACATTTCTTGACGATATGCCTCCAACATACGCTCTCGAAAGGCATCTCTGACTTCGAAAGCGCCTAATTGCTGCATAAACTGGGCAGGACTAAAAGTCCTTGTATTAAGAGACCAGGTCTCAAAATCCCAGCCCGTCTCCCGATGTGTCAAGTAACGTGCCCAGCGCCAAATCTGACGCTGGCCAACACTCGTCACCGCGGGGGTCCGCAATGCTTGCAATATACCTAGTTGAAAATCGTGCCTCACAGGCTCGAATTCACCTAGCGGATTACCTTGCCAGTCAGCTCGCACAGGAAAACTTCCTGGGCGGACATAACTGGGAGCTGGATGTGTTGTCTCATTGGTAAAATCAATGAGTTCCACATCAGGCTCAGCTCTTACCTCCGGCTCCGGGAGTGGAACTGGCAGTTCCACTTCCTCAAAGATGGGAGGCAACGTGGATATTACGGAAGAAGTGAGTTCGCTAACACTGCTACTATCACTTACTTCCTCATATCCCGGTTCGGATATCTCAGAATCTGAAATTTCTTCCATCATCTGAGATTCCAAAGCTATCAACTGAGAATTAAACTTCTCCTCAAATGCCAACATGCGCTTTACAATATCATCGCAAATCGCATCAAGAGTTGTAAGCTCTTGGCCACACGTTATATCAGCACCATGACGAAAACCACAGTTACTGCTACTTCGCGAGCATGACACTTTCATTGGAGAAGAATGAAACTCAAGATGACTAAACTCCGGATCATACAATGATTCCGCAGTTTTTGGTTGGGCTCCCTGCTTTAGTCTCACAGAGACTGTCACAGGAAACCTTTCCCACAGAGCGTTTACATTATTAATGCTTACGCTCTTCTCAGGCAAATTGTTACAACTTACGGCGCATAATCTGGCATTAAATGCCAGACCTTTAGACTTAAGGTCCGCTTGGACCGTGCCTATTGCCTGCGACGAGATGAAGGACAACCACATTTGATGGTCCTTACATTCCATATCGCAGAATGCGTCGTCAGCATAAACAAATTCCTGACCACCATATCCCTGATCATACTCATCACGAGCTTGAACAGACCAGGTTTGCCACTGCTTTACCGTGGCAAAGGAAACCCACTTAGCGGGATCTTCGGTATACTTGTCAAACAATTTACCTTTAACCCGCTTAGCGATTTCCGCATAGAGCGTAGACTTGCCGAGTTGGCTAGACCCAACAATCGCTACGCCAACAGGATGCACTCTCACTCCATTCGTAGAACGAACTTGAGCAATTTCTGCATCCCATTGTGTCACCTTTGCAATTATCAATTGCAACGATGAGAAAACGCGAGTAGACTGTATGTCCCTGCATGTATTCTTACGACAAATTTCGTCGAGACGTTGAACGTCTGCACGGAAATCGGTCCAGTCTTTAAACCGGTCCGGTCGACAGAATTGAGCAGGAGCACAAGCTATCGCAGTATTAAATTGCTGAAACCTCTCATCAACAGCGTTGATTTGAGTTGTTAGCTCTTTAATATAAGCCCATTTACCAGTATCAATAATTCCCAAAGAGTTAAGGTACTCCTCAATAGAGTCCCAAATACTCTCAAGGGCTTTCTGATTCTGATGAGCTTTCGTGATGGGTTCGAGCACATTGCCCGCACCCACCGTGTATCCCAGGATACTAGATGCAAGACCACCAAGTCCTGCAAGGCGCTTTGAATCCCAAGTTGTTTTTGTTGCATGGCGAGCTCTCTCTAATACATCATCAGTCCAAGCCTGACTAGTAAACGAGGGCATCGCTGCGCCAAACAACTTATTAACAAGGGAATCAAACACTGATGTTTCCAAGCCTAGAAGGCTTGCAATCACCAAAAGTGAATTAGTTAATGTCACACCATCTTGCGCATTGTATGCGAGGTGACCTGCAGCGCCCAATCCGATTTTATGACGACTTGCTTCCAAAGAAAGAGTCTTCAAACTTACGGGCTGACCAACTACAGATGCGCGCACTTCTTGCGCAATATTAGTGACACTATCTTCTACCTTGTCAATGAGATCACTGACTCGGTCATTCACTTGATCGACGATACGATACGCAGGGCGAACCGTATCGGCCACCAGGGTTCTAGCTTCACGAGCTGTAGATTTCACAACAGATGCTACTATCGTACAGCAGGTGAGCATAATCCCTAGTGTAAGACTTATGGTACTCACATAGAGTACCATGCAACTCCAGAAAAACAGTGCAAACCAAGAGGAAAACACTACATTCCAGAGATCAAAAGTCATCCTGCCAAAAAGATTAGCATGGAATTCTTTAAGGGAGAAAATTATGGCGAACCACAATTGCCCCATTAGGTCAAAAATTTGACCACTCT